AGACTTGGACAGTTACCGTAATCAACGATACTGGTTTTGAAGTTCGTAACGCTATGGAACGATGGATGAACACCATTAATTCTCATCAAGAGAATACTGGTCTCACCGATCCAGAGACTTATCAATCTGACCTTGCTGTATCTCAGTTAGACAAAGACGGAACTGTGTTGAAGAAGTATTTCTTCCGTGGTTGTTTCCCAACCAACATTTCCGCAATCGATCTGAGTTATGAAACTGAGAACACTATTGAAGAGTTCACAGTGGAGTTCCAAGTTCAATATTGGGAGTCAGAGACAACTAGTTAAGTTGTAACTAAATAAGTGCGAGGGGGGAATATCTCCCCCCGCATTTTTTTACGGAGTAATACATGGCAGAAGACAACGGTGTGATGAAGTTGTTTGGATTTGAGATCCGAAGATCGGGTAAGAAAGATCCAACTAAAGATAATGATAAATTACCCTCTATCGTTCCCAAGGTGGATGACGATGGTGCGGGTTATGTCACTGCTAGTGGTTCTCACTATGGTCAGTATATTGATATTAATGGTGATAATGCAAAGGACAATGCAGAACTCATCATGAAGTATCGTGGGATTGCAACACATCCCGAAGTAGATGCCGCTATTGAAGATATCGTCAACGAAGCAATCAGTGGTTCAGAAAATGAATCGCCTGTTTATCTTAATCTTGATGGTGTAGAAGCGTCTGACAAAATCAAGAAAATCATGCAAGAAGAGTTTGACAAAGTTTGTTCTATGTTGAACTTTAACGATCTTGCACACGACATGTTTCGATCATGGTATACCGATGGCCGTATTGTACATCACATTGTGGTGAACGAAAGTAATTTAAAATCGGGTATCATGGAAGTCCGTCCTATTGATGCGACTAAAATACGTAAAGTAAAAGAAGTAAAATATAAAAAGGATTCAAAGACAGGGGCAAAGATTGTCGATAAAACAGATGAGTTTTATGTTTTCCAAGAGAAGGGAAACACAACCAATGCTGTTAAACTGTCGCCTGATTCTGTTTCATATGTTACTTCGGGTCTAACCGATCCTAGTAAAAAACGTGTAGTATCTTATCTACACAAAGCAATTAAACCCATCAACCAGTTGCGTATGATGGAAGACTCTTTGGTGATCTATCGTCTCGCACGTGCGCCTGAGAGGAGAATTTTTTACATTGATGTGGGTAACCTGCCAACTAATAAGGCAGAACAACACATGAAAGATATCATGTCTCGTTATCGTAATAAGTTAGTATACGATGCGACTACAGGTCAACTAAAAGATGACCGTAAACACATGTCAATGTTAGAGGACTTCTGGTTGCCTCGTAGAGAGGGTGGTCGGGGTACTGAGATTTCAACACTGCCAGGCGGTGAGAACTTGGGTCAGATAGATGATATCATCTACTTCCAGAAGCGTTTGTATCGTGCACTGAATGTACCAATCAACCGACTGGAACAAGAGGCACAGTTCTCACTTGGTCGCTCGACCGAAATTTCTAGAGATGAAGTAAAGTTTCAGAAGTTCATCGATAGATTGCGTAGACGATTTTCACATCTGTTCACAGGTATTCTTCGTAAGCAACTTATTCTTACTGGAGTTATTACCGAACAGGACTGGGACTCGTGGAAAAACGATATTCAAGTAGACTTTGTTCGTGATAATCACTTCACCGAACTAAAGGATGCTGAATTGTTGCGAGAAAGATTGGGTACTATGGATCAAATCTCGCAGTATGTTGGTGAATATTTCTCACGTGAGTGGGTAATGAAAAACGTTATGATGATGTCTGACGAAGACATCGAAGAGATGAAAGCACAGGTCGAAGCTGAAAATGATGTAGGCGGAGACGATGAAGAAGACTTTGGAGTATAATCATGAGTGAAGAAACAAGTAGTGTAGAAGAGTTTATTGACGCTATTGCAGCACAAAACTTTAACAAAGCAAAGGATCATTTCGATGCGATGATAGGTGATCGTGTTGTTGATGCTTTGGACGCAGAAAAGAAAGTAGTCGCAGATTCTATCTTCAATGACGCAGAAGTTAGCGAAGAAGACTTTGACATCGAAGAGTTCGAAGATGAAGAGGATACTTTGCCTGAAATCGAAGATCTTGATGTTGAAGATACTGAAGATGAAGTCGAAGATGATACCAACGAACTAGACGACATTGGTTAAAAGTTTCACTTAAAAAACTCTTTTTGTATAAATATAATAAACGGAAACTTAGTATGAAAACATTTCAACAAATCAGAGAAGCGATCAAACCCAAAAATAAGGGTAAGGTAGTTTTCGATAAGAAGATTGATCGTGTACCTGTTCGTATTGAAAAGGACGCTAAGGGCTTTCATGTGTATATTGATGGTGATTTTTTAGATACTTTCAAATCACAGAAGGAAGCGGAAAAAACTGCAACAACTGTTGTAAAGGAACTGAGATGAAACTGATTAGTGAATACAACGAAAACGATATTCAATGTATCGTAGAAAAGAAAGAGAGTGGCGAAAAGAATTACGTCATCGAAGGTGTATTTGCTCAGGCAGATCAGAAGAATAGAAACGGACGTGTTTATCCCAAACCCATCATGGAGTCTGCGGTAGACAAGTACGTTAAAGAACAAGTTGAAAAGAAAAGGGCAGTAGGTGAGTTGAATCACCCCGAAGGCCCAACAGTCAACTTGGATAAAGTTTCACACCTTATTACTGACCTTCATTTCGAAGGCAATAATGTGGTAGGAAAGGCACAAATATTGGATACTCCAATGGGTAAGATTGTAAAAGGTCTACTTGAGGGTGGTGTACAACTAGGCGTGTCAACTCGTGGTATGGGTAGTCTTGAGAGTCGAAACGGTGTCAACTACGTCAAAGATGATTTTCATCTTGCGACTATTGACATAGTGCAGGATCCCTCCGCACCTGATGCTTTTGTTAATGGTATAATGGAAGGTGTAGATTGGATCTGGAATAACGGCGTTTTAGAACCTCAAGTCATTGAAGAGATGGAGACAGAAATCAAGAAGGCACCGATAGCACATCGTCCAGAAGTGCAGATTCGGGAGTTCAAAAATTTCCTCTCGTTAATCAAATCTAATATGTAAGGAGTCAATTTATGACTGATGAAAACCAAGTCGAAGTTGAACTTCACGATGAAAATATTAACGATGTCGTGGAGGAAACTCTCGAAGAAAAGGCAGAACCAAAGGGCGCTGGCGGATCAGAGAAAGCACAACAAGTATCTGAACCTGAGTCTCTTGCTTCTGTTGACAAGGCTGCAGATGCAACCAAACAGGCTCCAGTACCTAAGACTAAAGCAGGCATGGTCAATGCTATGTACCAGAAGCTGAACGCCATGAAAAAGGTGGAAGTGAAGGATGCATATGGCAAGATGATGGGTGAAGAAGTCGAAGTACAGGACGAAGTTGTTGCGGAAATGGACACTACTGCACAGTTGGATGCACTTGTTGAGTCAGAGGCAACTCTGTCTGACGAGTTCAAGCAGAAGACTTCAGTAATCTTCGAAGCCGCTGTCAAGTCTAAGTTGTCAGAAGAAGTTTCTCGCTTGGAAGAGCAGTACAAGGAAGAGTTGGCAGAAGAAGTATCTTCTATCAAGTCAGAACTTGTTGAGAAAATCGACAGCTACCTAAACTACGTAGTTGAGTCTTGGATGGAAGATAATCGTGTTGCGATTCAGAACGGCCTCCGTACTGAAATCGCTGAGACGTTTATGGACAAGATGAAGGATCTATTCGTAGAATCTTACATCGATGTACCTGAGTCCAAGGTTGATCTAGTTGACGAACTTGCTGGTCAAGTTGAAGAACTTGAAGAGAAGTTGAATTCTCAAACTGGTGAGTCAATCAAACTGTCAGAAGAACTAGAGCAGTACAAGCGCAATGCTATTGTTGCTGAAGCTGCACGTGATCTTGCAGACACCCAAAAAGAGAAGTTGGCAGAGCTGGTAGAAGGTATCGATTTTGACGAAGATTTTGCGTCAAAGGTAGCGACTATCAAAGAGTCTTACTTCAAGAAAGAAATCGCTGAATCTGTAGATGTTGTTGACGAAGAACCTGAGTCTGTTGTAGAAGTCTCTGGTGCTATGGAAACATACCTCTCTGCGATGCGTAAACTCAAGTAATAAGATTAAAAAGGAAATAACTATGCAATCTTACGATAATTTAATCGAAAAGTGGAGTCCCGTACTCAACGAAGGTGTTGAGATCACGGATCACCACAAGAAGGCAGTAACTGCTGCTATTCTCGAAAACCAAGAACGTGCTCTTATGGAAGAGCGTGCTCAGAATGCAGGTTTTGGTCAGATCAACGAAGCAGCGCCTGGTAACAGCACTTCTTCAATCGGCACTTGGGATCCCGTACTGATCTCTCTCGTTCGCCGTGCAATGCCTAACCTGATGGCATATGACGTATGTGGCGTTCAGCCCATGTCTGGCCCTACTGGTCTTATCTTCGCAATGAAGGCTCGTTACGGTGCTGGTTCTACTAGCTCACGTGAAGCTCTTCATAACGAAGCTGAAACTCAGTTCTCGGGTGATCGTACTGGTACTCATGACTCAGACAATGCGTCTGGTTTCAACGGTATCTCTGATGACTCTGCAACTGGTGTACGTAGTGTTGACTCAAGTGTAGATGACTCTCGTTTGACTTCACTTGCAGCGCCTGGTATGACTACTGCAACTGCAGAAGCTCTGGGTGACGGTGTTGGTGCTCCTTTCGCAGAAATGGG